AACAATTGATTATGTCAAGGCTGAATGCTCAGACCTCGATGCTCTTCGTGACGCACTTAACTTCATCCTCGATCAAGAGGAAATATGAGTCACTTCTATAACTGCAAGAACCCATCGGAGCCTCAGTTTGAGGCGAAGGTGGGGACTCCTGCACAAGCTCGTAAAGCTGGCGCCGACATTTATCCGTCAGTCACGACCGTGCTAGGCATAGTCAAGGACTCGTTCCTTGATGAAGTCTACAAGCCAAGGATGATGACGGACTTAGCCAGAGAGCATCCGGACTTGCCTTGGGCCAATCTTGCAGAGATGGTCTACGGAACTAGACCGCACCCAAAAGATGGTGAGTTGATACCATCGCATGAGTTCGGCACATCGGTTCACGGAACTATCGAGCGTATGATAAACCACCATGTGCTAGGCATTGACGAACACCCAGGTAAATCATGCTGGGACAAGTGGGCCTTACCATTTCTGGACTGGATTGATGACAACAATGTCCAAGCCTTGAGTTGTGAAAAGCTGGTCAGTCACGGCGGCATTAAGATTGCTGGCTCCGTTGACTTCGTAGGTATTAAGGACTCCAGAATATTTCTCGCGGACTACAAGTGCCGTGTAAATACTAAGGGTAAAGCCAAACGATACCAGAAGGACTGCTGTCAGCTAGCCATTGAAGCATTCATGCTGATGCACCTACAGAAGTTACCTTACCTTCCCAAGATTAGATCCGTCATCGTGGACTGCGAGACGGCAGAGCATATGCACTACGAGTGGACGGACGAAGAGAGCCAGTGGGGTATCCGTGTAGCCAAAGCCGCGGCTAACCTTTACTGGATGTTAAGAATGGAACCTGAAGTAAAACAATAATTATGAACAACGCACTACCAACTGACGCAAAAGAACGCAAGAAATACCCAATGTATTCTGGCCTTATTAAATATTTTCCTCACGCGCTCGCCGCTGTGTCTCATCTCAGCTACCTGGGTAACCAACAGCATCATCCCGACAAGCCCCTTCACTGGGATATGGACAAGTCCGCTGACGAACTGGACGCACTTATTCGACACATAATCGATGAAGATTGGGACGCAGTAGCATGGAGGGCCTTGGCTAATTCAGAAAGAAAAAAGACAGGCAAATGCATGTACTCAAATGGGATCACGAAATGATTGAGATTAATTTAACTGACGACGAAGTCATGATGTGCCAGCATGTAGGACACCTGCGATCCGTGCTGTCCAGAGGCAACAATGTCAAGGACATGAAGCGAACCGACATGGCTGGGCTTGATATAGATGCCCAAGGAGTCACCGCTGAGTATGCGGTAGCCAAACATTTCAATGTATTTTTTGATCTAGGCCTCAGCCCTCGTGCTGGGTCAGCCGATGGGGTAATGAACGGTTACTCCTACGATGTCAAAAGCACTCACCACGCCCTCGGAAAGTTACTGGCAACCCTCAAAGAAAACCCCGATGTGGATATGTATATCATGTGCATCACGCCGGATCGTTGGACTGTAAAGATGGTTGGCTGGTGCTGGAAGAAGGAACTAATAAACAAGAAAAACATAAAGGATCTGGGTTACGGAAAAGGTTACGCACTTGAGCAGAGCCAACTCCGTCCCTTCAAAAAATAATATGAGTATGTCACAAGTAGAAAGTAACGTCGAAAGAATACAGACTAGGATCGATATGATCCGACAGGAGTCACGGACTCTGTCCTTCAGAATCGAAAGGATGATGGAGCAACGTAAGAACCTAACGCAAGAGAAGAAAGCCCTGAAAGATTTACTCACGGAGCTAGATGTATCTTCCACAAAATAAACTCAAGGACTGGAGGGTCAAACATCAGCCCAAAACTTGTCCACTGATACTGCGAAAGACATCGGACTGGGTGGTGGATCACTGCCATCAGTCCGGTATGGTCCGTGGTGTCGTATCAAGGGTAGGCAACGCTTTGTTGGGTAAGATCGAGAACTTTGCTTACCGCAGGTGCCAGATCAGCCAGAGTCATTTACCCGCCGTGCTGCGCGGCATAGCAGACTACCTGGAGCAGGAGCAACTGGATGTATTGCACCCCGTGGGATTGACTCAACTTACAAAAAAATTTAAAGCCTTGACATCCGAAAATCAGAAGGGCATTTTAGTAAATCTAGGGGCAAAACGAAAACAACTCATGGAATGTTCTAATGCCTCAGAACGAACCAAACTATTCCGTGAACTAACTAAACATAAACATGAATAAATTGAATATTCATTCAAAACTCAAAGGGATTCAGTCATCCCTCAAAGCTCCGAAGGGGCAGACTAACAAGTTCGGCGGGTACGCTTACCGTTCCGCTGAAGATATACTAACAGCTGTCAAACCTCTGCTCGCTGAGTGGAATTGCACGCTTGTTATTACTGATGATGTAGTCGAAGTAGGTGGACGTATATACGTCAAGGCCATGGCTGTGCTAGCTTGCACCGAAGGCGGTGAATACACCATCCAAGCAAATGGATTCGCTAGAGAATCAGAGACTCGCAAGGGTATGGATGACTCACAGATTACTGGGTCAGCTAGCTCTTACGCTCGTAAGTATGCACTCAACGGACTCTTTGCTATCGACGATACAAAGGACGCTGATGCTACCAACGATCACGGCAAGAAGCCAATAACACAAACCAAGAAGATAAGCCAAGCAGCCAACGCTGACGCGGACTTTGATTTCTAACCAATAATACAATGCCAAAGTATAACAACGAAAACACTGGGGTTCTATTCCCAGAAAGTAACCGTGAGTCCGATTCGTCGCCTCACGCAACAGGAACACTCGAAGTCACTGCACCGGGCAAATACCGTGCGGCGGCTTGGAAAAACCAGAGCAAATCTGGTCCTGTTATGAACATCCGTTTGACTCGTCTCGATGAGGACAAACAACCAGAGCAATACCGCAGGGACGGCATCCCTAATCAGCCTACAGCGGCTCCCATTGGGGACGATCCTTTTTAGGGATTGCTTGACTATCAAGGGGGAGAGGGTCATGCCTCTCCCCTTTTTATTACTTCTCAATTAAATGAACCAACAAACAAATTAGAAAGATTATTAATGTGGATATTACCAAAACAATTACACACCTCAGCTTATGCTCAGGATACGAAGGCATTGGGCTTGGACTCAGAAGAGTTCTCCCAAATCTGCGAGAAATCGCTTACGTGGAGAGGGAAGGATTCCCTGTCGCGAACTTGGTTGCAAAGATGGAAGCGGGAGAACTGGATGCAGCACCTGTGTTCACGGACGTTAAAACCTTCCCTTACAGAAAGTTTCGTGGACTCGTGGACATCCTCTCTGGAGGATTCCCGTGCCAACCATTCAGTGCTGCTGGAAAGCGTAAAGCAACTGAAGACCCCAGACACCTCTTTCCCTACATCGCAGACGGAATCAGAGAGTGCCAACCTAGAATTGTGTTTCTCGAAAACGTGGCAGGAATCATCTCTGCTAAGACTGGAGACGGAGATTCCGTTCTCCAATATGTCCTCAAAGAATTGGAAGGACTGGGTTATAGAGCAACGGCAGGAATATTCTCAGCGGAAGAAGTTGGCGCACCTCATCAGAGAAAGCGAGTCTTCATCATGGCCTACCGCAACAGTGTTCGATACGACGGGCGGGAGTTATCCGACCGAGATGGTGGATGGAGTATACCGAAGCAAACACAGCCAAGAACCGAACAGCCCTTGGTACGGGGCGAAGCTGAAGGATGCCGTAGAGACTCACGAACAGAACTGGGCAACGCCGAATGTATGCGGGAATCACAACCGCAAGGGAGCGAGCAAGACAAGCGGGGACGGACTCAGCACCCAAGTGAAGAACTGGTCAACCCCAACAGTAATGGACACAGCAAACATTCAGAAACCCAGAAAGAAGAATCCATCGGGGGGGCAGAAGCCACCACTATGTCAAGAAGTGAAGAACTGGCAAACGCCCACAACAATGGACATAGAGAGAACTCCAGAAGGGATGAGGAAAAGAGCAGAGTATCGGAAGAGTATCGGTCGGAAGTATGTAGAGGGGTGCTTAACGGAACAAGTGAAGAACTGGCCAACAGCAACCACGAGGGACTGGAAGGACACCAATGCCACAGTTCCTCCGAGCAGGGCGAACCCATCCAAGCAGACACTTGGTCAGCGTGTAGCACACGTTGGCCTTCAAGACCAGGCGAACCTCAATACGAATGGGAAGAACCAAGAGTCGTGGCCGACACCAAGAGCCAACAAGGTTCACCCAGAGATAACGGAGGAGAACCGAGAGCATCTAGCCAATCGGAACAAAGCCAATCTGGAGGAAGACATAGCGGGTCATTGCGGGAAAGCAACGGGCAAGCTGAACCCCAACTGGGTCGAACATCTAATGGGTCTACCAGTAGGGTGGACAGACTTAGGCTCTTGGGAAACGGAGTAGTTCCTCAAACTGCCGCCAAAGCATTCGTCACATTAATCGAAAGGTTAATATGAAATACACATATATGCTAAACATGGACAACGAGAAGTTTGAATCCTGCGATGTTGTCGTGCAGTTCCTTGTTGACCCTTCTGGAACATTTGATGGATTCACTTCGATTACTTCTGACAAACCACTTTACTCTGGAGATCTAGCTTATCTAGAAGAATGGGTGATGAGGGCTAAGGATCAGTGGTATCCACGAGTCAATAATTAGAACCAACTACCATGAAAGAATTAGAGAAAAGCCTACTAGGGACAATCCTACAGGCTGAGATAAACGATGGCTGCAACGCCCTGTTGAACGAGGCGAAGGAGTCCGGCATTAACGCTGACTTCTTTACTGCTCATGACACCCGCACAATGTGGGAAACTATGTGCAAGCTGGACTCCAAAGGAGTTATCCTTGGTACGATGTCCCTGTTCACGGATATGTCCAAGGGTCAGAAGGGACTTGATGCTAGCTCAGTCTGGTCCACGCATGACGCGGGACTCAGTGAGTTGCATTTCAAGGGACTCATGGATGAAATGGTGGAGTCCTATAAATCACGGAACCTTCACCGTCTCTCGCTAATAATCAAGGACGGCTTACAGGAGGGTAAGGACTCCGAGGAAATCCTTACTTCTATACAGGGTCAGTGCGACTCCATAGCGTCATTGACTCCTACAAGAGATACTCTACAAACTATTGTTGATCAAACATTTAAGGATGTTACAGGTAAAGTAGATTACTCTCGATACTTGCGGACTGGCATTCAATCCATTGACGATGTCCTTTATAGAAACGGCTACGGGTCAGGTCAACTGTGCGTCCTAGCTTCACGGCCAGGGTGCGGCAAGACTGCCTACGCCCTGAACTTCTTGAAGAACGTATGCACGACTGGTCACGGGGTGCTTCTCTTTAATCTTGAGATGGGCGTGAACCAGATAATGAAGCGCATCTTCAGCATTCACTCAGGTCTACATATGCGTAGGTTTGAGGACGGGCTAGCTCCGGAGGATAAGATGCAGACACTGCGGGAGACTACCGAAACCGTGAAGGGTTGGAACTGCTGGATCCGTGACAACGTATATCAACTGGACCACATACTAGCAACTGCCAGAGGTATGCACAGGAAGCATAAAGTAAATGGAATCATTATTGATTACTGCCAACTGATAAAGCCCATGTCCAAGAATATATCTAGGGAGCAACAGGTCGCAGAGATTAGCCGTGAGCTAAAGCTACTTGCAAAGGATTTAGATATACCTGTCCTGTTACTGGCGCAGGTGAACCGTGAATCCGAAAGGGATGATCGATCACCCATCATGTCCGACCTCCGTGAGAGTGGAGCCTTGGAGCAGGACGCGGACAGTATCATATTCCTGTGGCAGACACTATCAGAGAGGGAACAAGGGACTGACTACGTCCGCTGGACCCTAGCCAAGCAGAGGGAGGGCATAGGATATACCCAAGGCCGAATCCTCTTCAAAAAAGGCACTCAGCAGATGGAGGATTATTCGCAGTTCATTTGATATGACCCCATCTCAGAAGCGGACAGTGCGTTATCATCAAATCATTGAGGATTTTTTCGGTGGCTATGTCTGCAACAGGTGCGGGTTCAAGGGTAAAGCTCCGCAGTTCGACTGCCATCACCTGCCTGAATATAAAAAAGTTAGACCAATCACTCAATTTAGAAGGACGGGGAATCGAGAGACATTTATTAATGAACTAAAGAAGTGCGAACTTTTATGTGCAAATTGCCACAGGCTGGAGCATTCCTCTTGACAGAAAACATAGGACACCTATGTTATAATAATTCTACCACACAAATGGTTCGTGTGTTAGTTGGTTCAATAGTAAATACAAGGTAAGCCGAAGGAGTAATCCCAGGCGGAGTGCGGTTTTTTCATGGTCCGCACTTTTGTTCAGTCCTTGGGGGCTGCTCCATTTTATGTTCCGGAGCAGCCCCTTTTACTATAAAGTTCCAGGAGGAATCAAGAATGGACGTTCGCCTTCTTTAAGTCTGCGCTTAAATTCTCTTTGTTCCTTCTGCTTTGTGAATCCAAAGATTCTATTAATTACGTCCGACATAGGAGCCATTGTAACTATCTTTGTTCTCTCTATTGGAGTGCCAGTAGAGATTTGTTGCACGGACTTAGTTACGTCAACAAATTGTTGCAAGGCAACTGGCTGGAAGAAGTTAAGAACCGCTGATCCAACGCCATCTCGTTTTAATTTGTATGCAGTGTACTTTGATACACCAAAGATACGGACTGTATTATTGAATGCGTAGTCCGGAAGATACCCTAAACGTCCCGCTATTAAATCTTTCAGCATATCTACGGGCATGCCAACCATTGCCATGAATATTAATAGTTTGCTAAGATTAGCAAATGCCTCAGCTTTTTGTCTAGGCGTGCCAGTTCTCATCTGACTAATATATAAATCATTAGTAAGATTTAATTGATTCACCAAGAAGGACTTCATTGTGTAAAGCAATCGAGTGTTAGGATTCTCGGCTTGCTTTAGTGGCATACGAGCCTTAGAGGTGGGCTGTGTCTCGGACAATCTTGAGAACAGTGCGAGTCTTACTAACGGGTTATTGCTGTCACCCTTCTGGAGTGCAGCCTTGAGTTGTATGATTTCTGCATCATTGAACCCCATGAACTCCATCTCTGCCCGGAATTTACGTCCGTTGGGAGTATTGGCTGCGGCTTTCGCGATCTTTTTGAAGCGCATAAAGTTAGCCGTGATGTTAGTCTCCTTCATGAACTGATCCATGCGAGTGAACCCACTTACCTTTAGACCTAACCGTACAGCTTTGTCCATGAACAACGGGTCACGAAACTCCTCGGATACGCGCTTGGAATCAATACCCAATAAATCAACACCAATTTTTTCGGAGAGCAATGCCTTGAAGGTGTTATCTACTCCTGCTCGAGCGATAATGAATGGCATATCAAACACCTGCGATAGTGTAGAGGTGAACTCCACTAGCAAAGTAAAGTAACTAAATCCGCGAAGACCTGCAAAAAACTTTTCTTCCCTTCCTTGCGGAGTAAGAACAACGCGGAAAACATCATAAGCAGTTTCAGTTTCTTCTGGAGTAATTGCTCCGCTATTCTCTAGCTCGCGGAGTTCTCTTGCTAGTTCACTTGCTCTTTCTGCCTTGCTGCCTCCTTCATCAAGCATGAACCTACGGCCTATAAGCTTACTGGTTTCCATTGCTTGAGTAGCACCATAGACATAGGACTCAAATGCTTCGCCTGGTGAGGCATAGGCATCCATCAGGCTATCGGGTATGATGTCAATGCTTCTCTTCTTTAAGTTACTAAGACCTTGGCTGTAATTTGCATAAAGACCTCGGCGCATGAACTGGTCAAACAACATGGACTCTATTTCTAAAGTCTTCTTGTCTCCAAGTTTGAGTATCACGCCCTGTTCAAGAGGTAAAAGTTTTTTGACGGTATCAAAGTCCAAGGCCATCTCTGGCTTGTTGTGCGTTTCGCTAAGTTTCTTTAACCTATCAAATACTGCGATTGCCAAATCAGCACCCCTTAAATCTCTGTTTTCTGGTTCTGCTACAACTAACTGACGAGCCTGAGTAACGAAGTTCAGTTCAGCAATAAACTTACTGAATGGCTTTTTGACCTTGTCACCGAAGTGTTCTTTTACTCTCTTGAGATCCAGAATCTTACGAGGGAAATAGTCCTCGAGGTTGCCGGGTTCATAGCCAGCATTCACAAGTTCTGTGCGTACCTTATTAAGAGTAACTCTCACCCGAAGGTGGAAGTCATTATACATTCCGTATTTTCTTAACAGAAGGTCACGCTCCTTTACTCTTTGTTCGCCTTTCTTCGGATCCTGCTCCAAGCTACGGCTGTAGTAAATAAGCTGCGTCAAACGCTTCTTGTCCTTCTTGTTTTTTATCTTATTTATTTTTTCAAAGAAGGGCTTTGTCTTGGTCATGTAACCAAGAACCTTTGAATCAATGTCGTTGTAGTACTTATCTACCAGAATAGATAATCGAGGATGAATACTGCGAAGCAATGAACTGATAGTTTTTAGATACCTATCAACTGTAGTTATCTCCTCCTTTGGCTTACGCTTGCTTGGCGGTTTGTCTGATTCCGCAACTGTCTCTGCTGATACAGGTGTAGGTCCTGCGCTTTCTTGCTCTGGTGCTGCCTCAATGGCTGGGTCAACGCCAGACGTAGTAATACCAGAAGCCTTGTTAGCCTGCTTCTTTCTTAACAGGAACTTAGATAATGCTACAGTCTTTTGATTGGTCGGCTTTGCATTAGGATCAGACTTCAGTAAAAGATCAGCAGTCTCTGCAACGATAGTTGCTGCCTCTTCATTTTTAGGAGCTAAAGTTTTTAGAGCCTTAGTTATGTATGCTTGAGTTGACTTGATGAGAGCCTTAACCTTTTCCAAGGCACTGCCTGGCTGAGTAAAGGATTGGGTGTCATTGCCGTAAAGAAACTGTTGGACTACTGCCCGTGCGTATTCAACACCATAGCCATAGTTTTTGCGTCCCTCTCGATCGTACGAACCTCCTTCTATTACATAATTATCATTGAGTGCTTTGCGCTGTGCATCAGTTAAGGACTTTCCTAATTCTGTGTACCATTTTAGTATATTTATATTCTTTTTTTGCAGCACCTTAGACATTGCGCCATGAATAATTTCTTCACGCATCACGGAAACAATATAGTTTGATCCCGTTCCCGTTGGACGTTGATCCAAACCCTGAGACACTCGGTCAAACAACCTCTTTTTGCTTATTACAACGGCATTTTTAGAAGTACTCCACAGCGCACCGCCTCCACCTGTCCTACCATAAATTATATCAAAGCCAAGTTTTTCAGCGATTGGTCGAAACTTATCTACTATTGCTTCAATTTGTTTTTCAGTCGTAATTCTCTCTCCTCTTGGAGCAATGGCTTCAAGTTCTTTGTCTAAATCCGTGGGAACGTACGTTTCTTCTTTAATTTTAGTGCCTATTCTATTAACTAAATCTTGTGCAATCCCTCTGTGTTTTTCCTTAGTCTTTGGCTTTACGTTTGGTTTTACCACAACATTAGTTCGGATACCCAAAATAATAGCATCTTGTAATTGCTCGTCGCTAAAGTTTTCATTAACTTCTTTATCTGTCGCGGCATCACCTAATGGGGTTCCCGCCAAAATACTATTTCTAAGGTCTATCTGAGCAGGAATCGGTTGACGGGTTACTGGGTCAACTCTTAGAAAATTTTTAGCTCCTATAAGTTTTACTGCATCCTTAACTTCTTGCCTAAACTCCTTTGGCTTGGGCTTTGGTTTGGGCTTAGGCTCTGGCTCTGGTTCTGGCTCTGGCTCTGGTTCTTCTTCTGGAGTAGGTTCTTCTTCTGGCTCAGGCTTAGGCTCTGGTTCAGGTTCAGGTTCAGGCTTAGGCTCAGGCTCTGGCTCTGGAGCAATCTCAGGAACCAGTGCTATCGTATTGGGGTCAGCACCAGTATCCTCAGCGACAAAGCCGCGGGCTTCTTCAAAGCTAGTAGCTTCTACCTGGGTTACTAATTTTTCATTGGTATCTGGGTCAGTGTACTCAACCTTAAAAATCTTCTTCTCGCCTTGGCCGACCTCTTCATCAAGCTCGTCAATTCTCTCTTGATCTTCTTTTTCTTTTTCCTCTTCGGTCTTATCTGGATCTTCTTCGACATCTGGTTCAACATCAACCCTCCTCGAGATAGAAGCAGAACCACCACCTAGGATACCACCAAGGATTGCACCACCAGCGGCGGCAGCCTTGTATTCCTCAATGGCTTCTGGCGTGTCCATAGGAAGCCCGGCCTGATAACGCTCAAGGACTTGTTGACCTAGCTCAGTAGGAGTTTCAGTAAGCACACCTCGTGCAGTTCCCTTTGCGACTCGAGTAAATATACCTCCACCCTTTTGAATGGCTGCTGGGACAAATGCCTTACCAACCTTGGAAACAACAAACGCATTAAGAATACTATCCAGTGCGGATTGTGGTATAGCAGTCAATAGTGCGGCTCCTTCGTCTACCTCAGTACGAAAGCCACGCTCAATAGCTTCCTTCTGACGCTCTCTGTTTCCTCCGTAAAAGAAGGGTAGCATCGCACCTGCGGCTCCTATGAAACCGCCAATACCTGCGCCTACAGGACCTCCTACAGCACCAATAGCTGCACCTACCTTCGCACCAGCCAATGCACCAGCTGCACCACCAGCTAGACCAACTCCACTGATAGGGGCTGACTGAGCAGCCATTTCCGTGACGTATGGAACAAAGCCTTCTGATCTAGGAGCAAACCTACGACGGTCTTCCATCTGGCTTTCTTGCTCCTCTATAACGCTAGCACCTAGCTCCTCGAGCGTTTTGAGGTCAAATGTTTTACCAATACCTTCTAGTGTTGATCCAAAAACATTTTGCTGAATTGTATCAACGCCGATGGCTAGGTTACGGGTAACAATATTACCCTTTCGCTTTAGCCCCTCAGACAATTTGTCTTGAGCTAACGCTTGTAGCTGTTCAGGAGTTAACTTAGAATCATGTTTAAAACTAAATGTCCTGCCAGTTCCTGGATCTCTGAATGTAGAAGTGGCCATTGAGGTATTAGTTCTATTCTGCTTCTTCGTCTTCTGTAGTTGTGCTTACTAATTCTACCGGAGCGTATCCGTATAGCTGGGATCGGCCTACGTCAGTTTGTAATAACTGTTGAACCAAGGGATCGCTCTTTGGCAGAACTTCATTCCTAAAAGTTGTATCAACAATCCGTCCGTCTTCAATTACCTTATCACCTGGAAGGAACTCCCTTAACTTAGTTAAATCACTTATTGTGGGACGCTCTGTTTGACTAGCCTTCATACTAGCCATATTAAGTTGCGTAATCAAAGCTAGGGCTGGCTTAGCACCCATAACATCCACAAAGGGTGTCATGTCATCTAAGGTAAAATCCTCCGGAAGCCCAAAGAAATTAGCCAGTTCAGGCTTGTTCTTCACCATCCCAAATAGCGTCTGTTTGGCTTGTTTGGTAAGAGCCTTTTCCTTTTTCTTTTCCGCACGTTCTTGTATTGCACCACCAATGGTAGCACCTAACTGAGCCAATGTATTAGCCTGTATCTCGGCGGCTCTTGCAAAGCCACTGAAGTCTGCGTCACCCAGTTCTGGGCGTATCTGTGATCCTACTTGAAATGCCATACTATTTAATTTTTGTATTCATCCACTTGCGGATGATTGATTTGATGCGCGGCTTGTTGGAGATGAACTTAGCTATTCTTTCACCGTACTTTATGTATAAGTTGCGGAACCAAGAAGGTGCATCATTCAGCATCCAGTAACGGAACTCTAGCCACTTAGGATTCTCAATGCCGTAGACTTCACGGGCTACCCAACAGAAAGGAATAGCACTTGCAACTCCTCCAAGGATAGAACCAAACATTGAACTCCTACCAGCACTTCGTGCAGCACCAGCCTGAGCCATTGCACCCTGATAATTAATGTCCTGTGATCGCTGTTGCAGGGCCATGTTGATACCCATGTTAGGATCAAATAGCTGAGGACCCATAGGCCCTGCTGCGCCTTGCTGTGCCTGTCCTAGGACTTGACCGCCTAGACCTATAGCAGCCGAAGGACGACCAAGAAGTGTACTACCTATGTCACCGGCTATCTGTCTATTCATTGCAAAGGCTGGCTGTGCGAACTGCGCTGTGTAGTCCGATCGACCAAGAGCCTCTGCTGCTAGAGAAGATGAGTCACCAATGCGACCCCTTGCTAGGCTTGCCTGTCTGGACCTTTGCTGTATATTGCGTTCCTCTTCTGGGGTCAGTTGACCCATAGCCCTACGGGACATACGCTCTGCTATTGCTGTGCTAGCAGGGTCAGCGGCACGGTAAGCCTCTACAACATCCGGCGCGAACTCCTGTAATGCTTCTACGTCGGACCGACGTTGTAATGCTAGTTCAGAACGCTGTAATTTACCCGCCTCTTCTGCTTGAAGTTTTAGTAAATCAAAGAGTCCTCTTTGTCCGGGCGAACTTTCAAGCTGCGCCATCTCAGCCTTAATAGAAGCAATCTGAGAGGCACGATTCCCACCAAGGGAACTAGCTATTTGTTGAACCTCACGGTTGTATTCGGCTAATTCTTTTTCGTAGTTCTTATTTTTTACTGTCCTAGTTTTTTTACCATTCCTGCCGTATCTATATGATTGGGTAATCGTTTTACTCGGAGCAGGACCTGCCGCTGATCTAGCAATCTTCATTGCCTCTTCGCTGCTGATACCTCCCTTGCCTGCCTCTAGTCCAGCAAGCTTGGCCTCAAGTCTCTTGTATTGAGGATTATCTCTACCTCCAGGAATACCAGTAGCAAACGTATTAATATCTGCTAGCTCTAGTGCAGCGTACTGCGGACGGAACCTCTGCTCTGCGCCGATTAATCGCTCCTGCAATCGAGGGTCAGTAACGCCTTGATAATTGGTAAATCCTTGGCCGAACATATATTCGCCCATTGCTTTACCTGGGTCAAGTGGCTCTGGTGGTGGTGGTGGTGATGGTGATGATCCTCCCATAATATTATATTGCTAGTATTTTATTGAATAGTTTGTAATTACTTTCAACACGTTTTGGTACGTGACTTCTATGACGCATCATAATAAGTTTCTTGTGCATAGCTTCGGGGCATAGCTCTAAAAATTTACGAGTCATTTTTTTTAATAGTTCGGTGCTGGTAGCGTGAAGAAAGCCCAAAAATATACCGTTAGCATCCTTATTGTCTGGCTCCCAGTTCTTAATAAAATCCCAGTCAGCGTTTTCATCACAATTGTACCACATACCTACACCTGTAATATTACCCTCTTCGTCCTGCTCTACAATAAATGTGTCCTTAGCCATATGGTATCCAACGAGTAATCGGATTAAATCCTCTGACCATCCGGGAAATACCTTCCCGTTCTCGTGTTCAATGCAGAAATCCACGACTCTATCAATAAAGTCAATGGCTTCTTTCTGTGTAGCATTTTGCAATGCTAATTGAACTGATTGCAGGAGGGGGTTCATTAACGGATTACGGAAATATTTATTATGCTTTTATTCATTCGGTCACCACTGTTGTTAGGATTGTAAACACTAATTTCAAATGCCGTAGTAGATTGAATGACAATATAACTAACCCCATGTGACGTGGCAGTATTCTCTTGGCTCATGCTAATTGTTAAAGAATAATTTGCATCAGGCATAGCAGTTGTAAACGTAAAGGTGTAATTGCCTGTAGAATTTCTGACAACACTTGCTATGTTACCACTAGCATTTAGGGTATCAGATATTCCATTATAGTTAGCCCAAGCCCTGACACCATAATACGGGGCGGTTCCTGTAGATTGAGTAATCCCGTGGCCATCTACATAAGCCTTAATGCTTTGCTGCGTCGCCAGAGAAGTATCTGAGTCCGAAGACATATCATTCTGGTCCAGAATATCAACCTCCTGTGGCGCAGCGGCACTTCCCGAAGTATTACCAAGGGCCTTCATATTAGCTACATTTTCTATCTTAGCTTTTGTAACATTGCCATCCGCTATCTTAGCCGTAGCAACACCTCCATCCGCTATCTTAGCCGTAGCAACACCTCCATCCGCTATAGTTATAGCATTGCCTACTATCTGCATGACACTAGGATCAATGGCACCACTCGCAAAGGTCGCTGCCGTGATTACTTGATTAAGTTTATCAGCCGATAGCTCCTCCCCAGATCGGAA